CTTTGGCAAATTCCATATATCGTATGGTTGACAAGCACCACTTCCATAGGCTACCTTCGTATCCCATAACTTCTGCAACAAGGTTATCATGTATTTTACAAACGAACTAAACTTACCTGCGCCCCTTGCAAACGCTTTACGCAGGGACGAATACAGCAAGGGTAACGCAAGCTTCTCAGCTACAGGTTTGCTCCGTCCACCACGGATGGCTGCACTGTACGATGACCCCAACAATATTATTTATCGTGATGTGAGGCAGAACCTCTGGACTCTGTTTGGTACAGCGGTGCATAAAATATTAGAAGGGTCTGAGCACCCCGATTATATCACCGAGGAACGTCTGTTCTGCGATGTGCAGGGCGCAAGGTTATCAGGGCAGATAGACATCCAGCATCTACAGAAAGACGGCTCTCGCGTCTTACAGGATTACAAGACACGCAAAGCATACGGCGTGATGAATAACGACAGCGATGAGAAGCAGCTAAATATCTATGCGTATCTCGCGCAACGCAACGACATAAACGTGAGTGGTCTACAGATAATTAATTTCATTAAGGATTGGAGCAAGCGGGATGCAGGGCGTAATCCTGATTACCCGCCTCACGACATACACATACAAGACATAAAGCTGTGGCCTTTCGATGAAGCAGAAAGGTTCGTAGAAGAAAGAATCCAAGCTCATCAGACTGCGCTATCTGGAGAATTGCCAGACTGCACAGACGAAGAGCGTTGGCTACGCGATGAAAAGTTCGCGGTTATGAAGGAGAAAAGAGTTCGCGCTATACGTGTATTCGATTCTCAGATGGAAGCTGAGTCTTTCATATCAGCGCAGAAGGATGCAGATAAACACAGTATCGATCACCGCAGGGGTATGCCGTTGCGGTGCATGGAGTTCTGTGATGTCAGCGGATACTGCGATCAATACGCAACGTTTAAACAGGAGAATGAGGATGACTGAAAAGTCACACAAGACACTCATCGAGGCGATGGTGTCAGCCCAAGGTCAGATACAGGGTGCAGTGCGAACCGCTGTAAATGACTTCTACAAAAAACAGAACACGCAAGAGGGACATCCATATGCCACGCTTGAGGATGTCATACAGGCGGTGAAACAACCGCTGCTTGATGAGGGCATCGTGTTCCTACAGAAGTCACAGCTGGTAGACGGTGGCATCTGTATCGAGACAGTGTTTCATGGACACGGTGAAGAGCTTTCGGCTGGGCCTATGTTTGTGCCAGCTGACAAGCGTACACCTCAGAGCTTTGGTTCTGCGCTCACCTATGCACGTAGGTATTCTTTATCTACAGCGTGTGGGATAGGAGCGAAGGATGATGATGGTAACAGTGCAAACGCTGCCGTGGTTGCTGACCCTAATCACAAAGAGGAGCCGAAGAAAGAACCAGCCAAGCCGAAGACAGAAGTGCCAACACCGAAAAAGGTAGAGGCATTGGACGGCGATGACTTATTTAAAAATATGTCTAACACGTTGAAGGACAGGCTGGGGAACTGCAAAACGGCAGCTGAATTGAAGGTGGTGCTGGAAGAGACTTGGCAACCCTTGAAAACCGCTTTCACTGGCAAGCAAGATGAGGAACTCGCCACGCTTGCTGATCTCATCAGGGAACATATGGTGAGAATAGAAAACATAGGTAAGCAATCAGAAGAAGGAGAATTTTAATGGCTGAGTGGGAACGAAGAGATATGCAATCAAATGTCTTTCCAAACGGAAAGAAGGAACTAGATTGGCACGCCGATTACAGGGGTGACATCTTGGTCGATGGTAAAGATTACTACATCGACATTACCAAGAAGACTGCTAAGACAGGCAACACATTCTTGTCTGTTAAACTGAAGCCAAAAGAAACATTGGCTAAGGAGTCTATCTCTAACTCATTT